GTGAATCCTTGGGACCTGGCAGAATAATATGGCTCATCCTTCCCCTCAAGTTCGCGATGGTCAAATACAAGCCGCAGTGGAAACACGACGAGCAGATGACACCAAGATCATGCAGAAGGTCAATGCTGTAAACAGAGAAGCATTTATACAACGCTTTCCTGGACAGATGGAACACCATATGCGACTGGTGTCAGAACGCTTGCAATGGTGTCTGTCAAAGCCAGATGGCACAGACCTTATGCGTCCGGACACCTGGTTGGCCACACCGGACGATATCTTTGCTCTAAGCCAGGCCCTACGCTGCCTAAATGAGATCCGCCGAGACTGGCCCATTGAAGCAGAATGATCGACACTGCATTACTAATGCGCCGTGCGCTGCGCAGTGCCTTGGACACACATGAGATTGCGCCCGAAGCCTGGAGCACGTTGCCACGTGACACACAACTGCTGTTGGAAGATCTGGTGATTGGTATTGCAGATGACATGCAGTATAATCAACTCCGATACTTTAGACCATTTGATCACCAACGCAGTTTCTTTGTGACCACTACAGACCGTAGAGGTATCTTGGCTGCCAACCGAATTGGTAAAACAGTTTCAACCTGTTATGAAACTGCCATGCACCTTACAGGTGTTTATCCCGACTGGTGGCAGGGTCGACGTTTCGATCGTCCCATCACTGCCATGGTTGCGGGTGAAGGCTGGAGTCAAGTGGCTTTGGTGCTACAGAATGAACTGTTGGGCACACCCGATGTCAAACTGCGTGATAGTTTAGGCACAGGTGCCATACCTCGTCACTGCATTGTGCCAGACACCATGCGATCAGATGGTGCCAATGCAATCGGCGTAGAGATCCTACATGCGTCCGGTGGCAAGAGTTATCTGCTGTTTGCCAACTACACTCAAGAGGTTAGACAACTACAGGGATTCAAATTAAATTTAGCCGTTTTTGATGAACAACCGCCAGATGATTTCTTCAGTGAAATTGTCACAAGAACTGCCACTACACAGGGCATGGTCATGTGCAGTTTTACACCACTCAAAGGTCTTAACGGCTTGGTATCAAAGTTCTGGAATAGAGAACAGGGCTACGACTACATTCGTGTGGCCTGGGATGACGTGCCGGAATATGATCCTTGGGGTGAACCATTCCTGCTGAACAGCACCCGTGAACAACTGGCCCGTGACTACCTGCCACACGAACGTGAAGCACGTATGCAGGGCAAGCCCATTCAAGGCAAAGGTGCTGTGTTTTCAATACGCGATTGGCCCACCTACCAGCCTTCGGAGTTTGACTTCCGTTCAATGCCCAACATACAAAGAATCATTGCCTTGGACCTGGGCTTGGTCAATGACAAAACAGTTATAACCCTACTTTACTGGGATCCATACGAACGCACTGCCTGGCTGCACAAACAGATTGCAGTGCAGGGTGTGGAAGAAGCAGTGCCCACACAGTATATCAATCATCTACTGCGTCCTGAAGTGTTTGGCACACCCATTGTGCTGCCACCGGATGCATCAACGCCGGGTCGCTACACAATGAGTGCATCAAGCATAAGAGAACTGTTTGAGCAGTATGAACTCAACGTGTTGCCCAAACCCATTATGAATCCACCAGACTCAGAAGGCCGTGTGACCAACCACAAGAGTTATGGCATAAACCAAATGCGACAGATGTTGGAAGTGGGCAGCCTAATGGTAAATGAAAACTGCACAGGCTTTCTCAACGAAGCACGTAATTACTTTGTGGATGGACAAGGTCGCTTTAGTGACCCAGATGATCATATTGATTCAGCCCGATATGCCATCCTGGGTGTGCTGAACGGATTTGCTGAACCCTGGGACAACAGAACACCACAACAGCGAATGGCCGCACAGCGAGATAGATATATCCGACGAGACGAATCACGACTACCTGCGTGGAAGCGAAGTTATTCTCCGGATGCGTGATTTAGTTTGCCAAAAACACTTGTATGCTAAATACAATTGTGTTATAATAACAACACAGCACGATAGGCGTGTTGTATAAGTGTGCTACTCATAAGGAGAAACGAAATGACACTAAATCAACCAAAGCCGAGCCTACTGTTCGGCACAGACCACAACACCGAAACCGAAATTTGGGTCGAAATAGATAACAACAATTTATTCTTACTGGCAGAACTCATCGCCGATGACTCTACGCTAAGAGACCGAAAGGCTTTCTACAAACTATATCCCGGAGCCTGGGACAGCGAAGAACTATATGAGCACGAGTTTGCCGCTGACTATGATAGAGTGCGTGAGTTCGCAGATACTCATAACCTTGCTATGGCAATCGTAGAAGCATAACACTCCAAAGCCCCTTAGGGGGCTTTCTTACGATATTTGCTACAAAGGAAACAAAATGAAATATCAAATCTTACAGGGCGACAATCGTGAGACCCTAAAAAACTTACCCGACAACAGCGTAGACGCCATTGTGACAGATCCACCCTACGGCATAGGCTTCCTGGGCAAAGACTGGGACAGTCGGAAGGCCACGGAAACAACCAGCAAGATGGTGGCAGTTCAAAACTTGCCCAGCGGAATGAAACATACCAGCCTGGCTGATGATCTTGAGTTTCAATATTGGATGCGTGATCTTTGGCTTGAATGCTATCGTGTGCTCAAGCCCGGCGGACATGTGCTTGCGTTCTCTGCAGCCAGAACCTATCATCATATGGCAATGAGCCTACAAACAGCCGGCTTTGAGATTCGTGATCAGATCATGTGGATCTACAGTTCAGGCTTTCCCAAGAGCCAAGATGTTGGCAAGAGCATTGATCGTCAGAGTGGTAAAGCCGCACATAAAACTGAACTGTCTGAAGTCAAAGCCATACTGCGACAACTGTATGAAGAATCTGGTAAAAGCACAGCAGAGATCGCTCGTGAGTGTGGATTCAATGCTGGTGGATATCTCAAGACAGACTTCAAAGACAAAGGCTGGGCCAACAACTTGCCCAAAGACGACAAGTGGCTCACGCTGAAATCAGTGTTGGGCTGTGGTGATGAATATGATGATTACTTTGTGACCACACCACAGGTCAAAATAGGTGAGAAAGAATCTGGTTGCTTTGATCAGGAGTTTGACAACTATACTATTGGTGCTCGTAGCAAGACCGTAGATGTCACTCAGAGTCAGACTGAAGATGGCAAAACTTGGTCAGGTTGGGGCACAGCATTGAAACCAGCACATGAACCCATAGCATTGGCCCGCAAGCCTATCAAACTATCAATAGCCCGCAACTGTCAACAGTGGGGCACAGGTGCTCTCAACATTGATGCTACGAGAGTGCCGTATGAAGATGCGTATGATGCCAAACATCAAGATGATATAGCAAGAGGACAAGAAAATGCTACAAATGGCACTAACTTCTTTGGCAGTGGAAAAAGTAAAAGTAATAAGCCAACAGCAGGCAAACGCACAGCCAGTTTCCATAATGCCACAGGCGGTGGGGAAACACAATCAGGTGGTGATGGTAGTCCGCAATTTGTAGCAAATGATCAAGGACGCTTCCCTTCTAATGTCCTCGGTGAGATAGCAGAACCATATCAAAAGTATTTCTACTGCCCCAAGGTCAGCCGTCGAGAGAGACACATTGGGTTTGAGGATCCAGGAGCACAAACACGCAGAGCAAGAGATGAACACGGTAATGTGTTGGATCACGCAGAAAAAGTAGCAGGTGCAAGTCCAACTATGTTGGCAGAAAGACTTGCTAATAGTCCAGGCAACAATCACCCCACAGTAAAGCCCATTGAGTTGATGAAGTATCTTATCAAACTTGTCACACCCAAGGGCGGTGTAGTATTAGATCCATTCAACGGTTCTGGAAGCACAGGCTGTGCTGCTGTGGAACTGGGCCATGAATACATTGGCTGTGAACTGGATCCTGCTTATGTGGAAATAGCACTCAAACGCATTGCTGCCTGGAATTCTGATAGCACAACATTTGGCAAGTTGTTTGAATGAACTGGCCCGAGATAACCAATCAATATCCTGCTGGTGTCACAGCCCAAGGTAAACCGGCCACTGCAAATGTGCAGTTGTATCCACCTGTGTGGGTGTTTGCAGGCAGACCCTGCACAGTGGCTCAGTTTGCAGATCACGTCTGGCCTGAACCCTGTGCAGACAAAACACACTTTGTATTGAAGTGGGAAGGAAGAACTCCATGAGTGAAGAAATCACAGTGCCAGTGGCTGAATGTGAAGTGCATATGGCCGGACGTGCCATGTTGCTGTGTCACAAGCACACCATTGCACTATTAGAACTGGCAGATGGCAATGGTGTCCGACTGGAAATATTCCCGTTGAACCCGGATTTTGATGAACCCTGTTCAGCCTGTTGGGCCGCTGCCGAAGCCGGCTATCCCATGATCATCTTGCCGGACTAATACCCAGTTTTGCAGATGCCGCTAAATACTTGATCCAAAGGAAAGCCCAATGCTGGACATAAAGAACATACCTGTTGACAAGATCAATCAGAACAAGAAACAAAATGCCACATTTGTGCGCATGAAAAATCAGATGGATGTCAAAATGGCATCCTATCTACGCTATCTTGGCACAAAGAACGCAGTAAATCGAGCATCGGATTACCATTACTTGGTGCTGGCAGTGACCGACTCAACAGCACCCGTCAACGGCATTGACTATATCCACCCTTCAGTAAAGCCTGCTGTGGACTATGCCACTGCGGTGATCACCAAGGGGCTGATTCCCAATTCAGAAGTGAACTTTGAATTTGTGCCGGATTCAGAAGAAGACGAAGCAGCCGCCAGGCAAGCCACTGATATGGTTTCAAAAGTTGTAAATCAAATGAACGAGCCACACTTCATAATGGAACGTTGGGTGATGGATGCCGCAATGCACAAGAATGGTATGATGATGATCAAGCCTGTGCGTGAACCCATCACACGCTATGTGGAAACTGCCGGCACAGCAGACGAACTACGTGCATTTGAACAGCAGGCAGCAGAGTCTGGCCTCACAGCACTGCGTCAAAGTCGTCGCAGAACCACAGTAAAGATGGAACAGGTCTTGGCTGAAGTGCAACAACTGCTGGGCGGGCTTGAAGAACAATCTGCACAGGCACGTGTGGATGCAATGATGGGCCGTCTGGGTGCTGCGGAAGAACAAGATCCAGATGCCATGGCCGCAGAAGAAGCAGAACTGGCTCAAGGCCAGTTAGAAGGCGAAGAAGAAATTCTCAGTGCAGCCATTGCCAGAAACACTGTGTATACTGCCAAGTATAAACTCACTGGCTACAACATCAACATCAAGTTTCACCCGATCGCACAGCATTACTGGATCTGTGATCCCACTGTGCCAGAAATGCGTGACCAACCTTTCTGCGGCTACTACGATCCAATGACCATTCAAGAAGCCATGGAACTGTATCCGGGCATTGTGCTGGATGAGTTTGAACGCTTTGCCGAATACAATATGAACGGTGCCTATCAAGCCGGATCTGTGCTGAACAACTTGGCCATCCACGCACGTGACTCAGTTCCTGTGATGGGTATTCCTGTATCATCAGCAGCCTCAGCAGATCCAGACAGCCGACAAGTAAGTATCGTCACAGTTTGGAACAAGTATGACATCGATGGTGATGGTGAATTGGAACTGGTAGAACTAATCTATTCCGGCTCATACATCATCTCTGCAAGAGAAGTAGAATTTATTCCGGTGGCCAACATGTGCCCCAAACCTTTACCTGGCAACTTCTACGGCATGAGCATCGCCGAGTCAGTGATTCCTATGCAAGAGTATGCAACATCTGCCGCAAGAGCAGAGATACAGTTGGGCCTGCTGACAGCAACGCCAAGATTGGGTGTCAAACCCGACAAACTGGATTTTGAAATGCTACAGGATGGAGAAGCGGCCATTTTTATTCTGGATAGCAAATTTGATCCAGCCACAGACGTGTATCAGATCCCACCACCAAGTGGCAATCTGCAGTTCTTAGAAGTGGCCATGCAGCGTATCCAACAAGACACCATGAGCATGATTGGTATGACCACTCCGGCTGATGTGTTCAATCCCGAAGTGATGGCACCCGGCAACTCTGGTATCAAATTGCAAATGGCCCTGACGCCCAATCAAATCATACAGGACAACACAGTGCGCAACTGTGCAGAAGGACTGAAAGAAGCCCTGTGGCTCACGTGGAGAACACTGATTCAGTATGGTGATGACTACGGTGTAAAGAAATTGGCAGCCAGTTGCCACCCAGATCGGCAGCCGGTATTTTTAGACTACCTGGCCTGGGACGACATGAACTTCTGCGATCGCAAACAGGTGCACATTGAACTGGCATTAGGCATGATGAGTGAAGAGAACGCCTTGGCCCGCACACAGATCATACAGAAGTGTCAACAAGAACTGTATCAAACAGTGCAGGCAATGGTGCAATCTGGCACACTGACACCGGACATGTTTAAGAAAGTCAAAAAGCCCTTTGCAGATACCCTGTATCAGTTGGGTGTAAAAGACTGCGACACTTACTTGCCAAGTGATGAAGAAGTTGTGGCTATGATCACAGCAGGACAAGAAGCACAAAAGAATCGCGAACCCAGCCCAGATGACAAAAAGAAGTTGGCAGATGCTAACCTGGCAGATGTGCGTGCCCGACAGATACAGGCCGAAGTGGCCGGAGAAGATGCAGAAAGCCAATTGGACTTTATGAGTATGGCAGCAGGAGATCCCAAAGTATACTCGTAATAGATTTTATAAGGAACAGAAATGATTGATGAAGATGCAGTAGCGGCCTTTAACAGCCGTGTCACAGTGGATTTGAACAACTACAAAAAGTTTACACCCGCACAACGCGACAGAGCCAAGACGTATGGATCGGATGCAGAAGCACTGCTGAAGAATCGTGACCTGGCCCTGTTTGTGCATCACTTTAGATTTGAACTGGCCGACAGCCTGATCACCATTACAGGACACACCGCCGACGACAACAGCCGACGTGTGGCCATGGCCAATCAACTAAGTGGTATGGATGCATTCATTGCCAGTTTAAAGCGTGCAGTGATCATGAAAAACAGAATCATTGAATGGGAAGCAGATCCCCGACAAAACCAATAATCCGCCTTTTCTACCGCATTGACTAAATATCTCACGCTGGTAAGGCATTGCCCCCGGCTTTAAAAGGAACAAAATGAACACAACGATCACGCCTAACAGCACCGACCCAGTCGGCACTGCGGCCAATGTCAACCCAGCAGTCCCAAGCCTGGACTCAATTGCCGAAAAGATGGCCGTTATGCGTCAACAGACCGAACGTAACCTGATTCGTGCAACCGAGCAGACTGCAACAGGACCAGAAGAGGAATCTTTGAAGCCTGTGGCCCACGCGAGTGTAGAGCCAGAAGTTGCTGATGCCAGCGACACAGATATAGACAGCGACAATTATGAAGCAGACGCCCAGGACACACCAGATGAACCTGTAAGCCCTGACAGTAATAATTCTACAGCAGATGATTTAATTGATTTCGTGGAGTTTGCAGAAACAAACCCCAACGCCCGATTCAAATTTATGAAGAATGGCCGAGAAATTGTTATTGATGCCAAGAAAGCCGCGTCCATATTAGGTCAAGGTGGAGCAATACACGAAGAAGCACGCCAGTTAAAGGTTGAAAAAGCCGAGTTCGATGAATTTGTAAAAGACAGTCGAGCCAAGCAAGAAGGACTAACACTGGCCATGGAGTTTACGGTTCAGCCCAAGTTACAGGCAGCGTATGATGAAATTCTCAAAACGCAAAACTACCAGACAACTTTCCATCAGCAACTTGCGCAGACGCAAGATCCCGGTCAACGTGCCAGGATTCAAGCATCAATGCAGCAGAATGAGCAATACATTCGCCAGCAGCAAGCAATGATTGGTGAGTTAAAACCGGCAGTGGATCAGTTTAGAGAAGTTCGTCGACAGCAGGTAACAGAACGCTTAGATCTCAACCGTCGAGCATTCACAGACAAGGAGTTGCGAAACGAATATGTCTACAATGAACTGCGCGAACGTGTTGCCAAGATATGGCCCGACGCACATGGCGAGATTATTCCTGGTGTTAGAAATATTGATTTGATATCAAGTGATGAAAATTTGTTGGCACTTGTCCGAGACGGTTTAAAATACCGCGGCAAGCCCACCACACGGTCAGCAGGCAGCAGTATCGCTGCATTGACCAGTCGCAAAGGATCAACTCAAACCACTCGAGACCAATCAGAAGGCATGAATAAACTTCGTGAACAAGCCAAATCCGGTGATAAAAAAGCCGGCGACAACTTGTTGATGCAACGACTCACACAGATTCGTTCAGCATCAAGAAGTAGTAGATAACTTAGCCTACATTCAAGGAGAATAACATGGCAGAAATTACAACAAGTCAAATTGGTAACGGAACTACAGCGTATGGCGCTGACATCGTTGTCAAAGATTTAGATTTAGACGTGAGCAATCGCGTAAAAGATGATACACCTGTTCTGAACATGTGTATGAGTAAAAAACGCAAGGTCAATAGCACTTTGCCTTTGTGGACAGACGACATCTATCGCTTGCCATCAGCCCAGGCTGTGCAAGAAGGTGCTGCTGTGTCTACAGCCAATGCAGAAAGTAATTCACGTTACAATCTCGGCAACTACACACAGATTTTCCAGACAACCATTGCGGCTTCTGGAACAGCACGTGCTGTGATGCAGGCTGGTGGCGACCCACAAGCATACCAAGAAGTAAAACAACTG